GTTCTACATTCGATAACTTAGAACCACCAGAGCGTTCATTCGAAGACGTTGCCAAGTTTGAGACACCAGATGACTGGGAAACTCCTGCTGGTAAAGCTGAGAAAGAAAAGCAGTACGACAACCCAACATACAGCGCTCCAGAAAACAAAGCTGGTGGTGCTCAAGAATCTGCTCCATCTACTGGTGGTAAAGGCGCTGGTAAGAAGATTGATACTACTCAAATCTACGCTCGCTCAGACTTCCCTCCATCGTTTAGATTGTCTAAGAACTTTGTTCTTGGTCAGTTGGTGGAACCATCTGTTATGTTGAACGATGTTATGCTACCACCGTCAATCGGACAAGGTGGACAGGCTCGTGTTTATACTAAGCAGGAATTGGTTGCTAACTTGGCAGCGCTTGCTGAGAATATCTGTGAACCAATCTATGAATTGCTTGGACCAACAAGTGGTAAGTTTGCTGCACAATCTGCTAAGGGTGCTTGGTGCATCAACTCTGGTCTTCGTGGAGACAAGAACGGCTCAGACCATAACAAGGGTCGTGCCATGGACTTGAGATACAATCCTAAGCGTTCATTCGAAGACATGTGGAAACTGGCTGTACAGTTAGAAAAGATTCTTCCATACAACCAGTTGATTCTCGAATACCGCAAACCAGGCGCTAAGTTTAATCCAGGTCCAGGTTGGATGAATTGGATTCACATCTCGTTCAGCACTGAAGGTAATCAAGGTAAAGCATTCACCATGATTGATGACGTATCTGTGGACGGTAAGGGAACTCCAGTCCGTGGCGCTTCTGGTCTATTCTTGTTTGGATCATAATGGCTTGGGAACCTACTGAGACTCTTTTGGGAACGCATGCCGAGATGGCATCGTTCTCACACTCAGTTTCATACTTTGAAGAGACTGCTGGCGATCCAGAGGCTCTTCCTCCGACTGAAGGAACAACCACATACTATGATGTTAAGATAACTCCGCAAGAAGCTAATCCAAGCACAGTAGCTATCGCTGCAGGTGACCCAGCCACTATCTCTGGATACTACAAAGGTATCTTCAATGATGTGTTGGTTACCAGAGACAAGGCAGGAAACTTTACAACTGTTACAACTTTAACAGGTGGAGACGGTGGAGTTTTCGATAAAGTCGATCGAGATAAACTACACGAAGTTATTTCGTTTCAAGCAGATACCACTAGAAGTAAAACCTTCACATATCTTGCTGAAGCCTACGACCCAGCCCATCCAGAAGTAATCGTGGCTTCTCAACAATACACAGTGTTAGCTCGAGATCTAAATTGGACCACAGGATTAAACAACCTAAAGGAATTGGTATCATATGCCAGCAGTAAGCCTAAAGGGTAAGAAGTCGACTGGACACGGTGGGTTTCCTCCAACTGCGATGACTTCAACTCCAGTCACTAAAACCTACTTTAACGGTATTCTTCCAGGTGTTGTTGACCCTCAGTGTAAGTTTGCCACACATAGTTTGGGTAATACGGTTCACCCAGAGAACACACGTTACCCTTCAGCTGGAGCCTCGAAGACTTATATCGAGGGTAAGAAAGCTGCAAGAATCGGTGATTCATTGGCTGATGGAGATGCAATAGCTGAAGGTTCTTCCAACTCTTTCATAGAATAAACCTAAATAAAGAATATGGCACGTAATACACGAACATTCTCAGACTTGGACTTTATGTTCACTGCTCACCCAGTGACGAAGGACATCACTCGTCGATATGACGAAAACGCTATTAAAGCAAGTCTAAAAAACCTAATCTTAACATCTAACTATGAGCGACCATTCCACAGTGAAATCGGTTCTCAGGTTAGAGCGTTGATGTTTGAACCAGCGTCTCCGATGCTCGCCCAGATGTTGAAGCGAGCGATTATCGACGTAGTTAATAACTTTGAACCAAGAGTGTTCTTGGACGATGTTACAGTTGGGTTTGCTCCAGACAGCAATGCAGTTTATTTAACAGTAGAATTTAGAATAGTCAACACCGAGAGACCACTTTCTCTCGACCTCGTACTAGAGAGAACACGATAATGGCATCAGATAATAAAAGAATAAATGTCACAGAATTAGACTTTGACCAGATCAAAGTTAATCTAAAGAACTTTCTAAAGGGACAATCCGAGTTTTCGGACTACGACTTCGAAGGTTCTGCAATGTCCGTTCTATTGGACGTGCTAGCATACAACACTCACTACAACGCTCTTTACAATAACCTGTCTGTTAATGAGATGTTCTTAGACTCAGCTTCTAAGCGTAACAGCGTTGTGTCACTTTCTAAGCTATTGGGTTATACACCAAAGTCTTCACGTTCAGCTACGGCTCTAGTTAACCTAACAATCACTTCACCAACTACTGGTCCATCGGTTGTTAACATCCCACCGTACACTCAATTCAATACTGTTATTGATGGCGCTCAGTATTCATTCTATACTAAAGAATCATTGTCTGCCGTTGGTGCTGGTGTTTCATACACAATCAACGATGTGGTTTTAACTGAAGGTACTCCGCTGACATATCGCTATGATGTGACTAATGGAACTCGTTATATTATCCCTAACGCTAACGTAGACCTTTCTACACTACGTGTCCGTGTTCAAGAAAACTCTTCTTCATCGACATACTACGCATACACAGTTTCAACATCAATCGTTGATGCTGACTCAACTACTAAAGTGTACTGGGTTAAAGAGATCGATGACGGTCTTTATGAACTAACCTTTGGTGACGGTATCATCGGTAAGGGTTTACAATCAGGTAACGTAGTTCATATCGAGTACTTCTCTTCTAATCAAGACTTAGCAAACGGTGCTCGCTTATTCAGTTATGCAGGTTCTCCTCCATACACTGGGGCATCTGTTTCAGTTACAACTACTTCAGTTGCTGCTGGTGGTGCAATCCCAGAAGATCTAGACTCAATTAAGTTTAACGCTCCACGTTCATACGCTGCACAGAACCGTGCTGTCACTCCAGACGATTACCGTGCATTGATTTACGCTAACTTCTCTGATGCTGCATCTGTTGCAGTTTGGGGTGGTGAGGATAACGATCCGCCTATCTACGGTAAGACTTTCATCTCCGTAAAGCCAAAGACTGCATTGAAGTTAACTGTTCAGCAAAAGTCTGACATTATCAATACCATTTTAGCTCAACGTAACATCGTTTCTATAACTCCAGAAATCGTTGATGCTGACTTCATTAACGTGGCGTTGACGACTACAGTTTATTACAACGAACGTGATACTGTTCGTACTTCCAACGACATCACAAATATTGTTCGTGATACAATCCTGAACTACAACGATACAGACCTACAAAAGTTTGAAGGCGTATTCCGTTACTCAAAACTATCACGTCTAATTGACAAGTGTGAACCATCAATCGTTAGCAACATTACCACAGTTCTATTACGTAGAAAAGTGGCTCCACGTTATAACGTATCAGCTGAGTATACCATCAACGTAATTAACCCAATTTACACTGAAGGTGTTCCAGAAGGCGCTGTGTCGTCGACAGGATTCTATATTCAAGGTAGCGATAAGATTCACTACATTGAAGATGATGGTTTCGGAAATATCGTGTTGTTCTATCATGGAGCAGCCGATACAAACAATGTTGGTTCAATCAATACTCACATTATTGTTAACCCAAAGATCGGTACAGTTGATTACGCTAAGGGTGTTATCAACATCAAGAACTTAAACATTACTGGTCTTGCAGATATTGACTTTGAAATCACTATCAAACCAGAATCAAATGACGTGGTTTCTGCTTTCACTCAGATCGCTCAAATTGCAACAGATCACTTAGTAGTTAATGCGATCGCTGATAAAACTATCAACGGCGACCTACGTGGTGGTAAGAATTATCAATTCACTTCAAGTCGTTCATAAAAATGGCAATCAAGCGTCCAAACCTTTCTTCTTTAGTTTCTAGACAACTCCCTGAGTTTGTCAGAGAAGACTATCAAACATTCGTAGCATTCTTAGAAGCATACTATGAATACATGGATGCTCAGCCAGATAGCGACCTAAAGACACTACGTGATATCGACACAACTCTAGACTCTTTTATCAAGCAGTTTAGAAATGAGTTAGCCAACAACTTCCCAACACCTCAGATTGATGAGAAGTTCTTGCTCCAACACATGAAAGAACACTACTTTGCCAAAGGTTCTGAGGCATCGTTTAAGTTCTTGTTCCGTGTTCTATTCAACAAAGACGTAACTCTTGATTACCCTTCCAAGCAGATGCTTCGTGCTTCTGATGGTCGTTGGAACCAAGACGTTTCTATCTTTGCTAGAGTAAACGCTGGCGATCCAGACATGATTGTTGGTCGTGTGGTTGACGTTGTTACACCTACACGTATTCTTCGCATTCAAGTTGATCGTCGTCAGTACGTTGAGATTGAAGTTAACCGTGTTTTGGAGGTTGCTCCAAACATCTATGAATTCTTTATCGATAGAAAATACTTTGGTGATATCGCTGTTGGCGATAGACTTCGTTATGCTGACGTGTTCGATGCAACTATCCTATCAACAACTTCTAAAGTTACTCTGCAACAACGTGGTAAGAACTTTAAGTTGGGTGAACTGTATGAAGTTAAGAAC